TATGGTAAGTCGGTTGATTTGGTAAATCTAGATGAAGAAGTTGGTGATCTTCTTTGGTATATTGCTCTATATCTAAACGCGCGTGGTCTGGATATGGAAGCGATAATGGAAAAGAATATCAATAAACTTAAAGCTCGCTATCCAGATAAATTTACACAAGATAACGCTTTAAATCGTGACTTAGATGCCGAGCGGGAGATTCTTGAAAGATGAAGATCAAACATGTCAATGTGAGATTAGCGACTGATGAAGATCAACATCTTGACGCTTACGATAACACAAAACTCGTCGCAGGTAATACGTGTCCCACCTGGGGCATCGTTACATACGATTTACATAAAACATTCTTTGCCAATTCGCGCGCAATGGCTCTCGAAGCTGGGTCTGCTTTACATGAAGTCTTTGCGGCCGTTCGTTTATATCAACTAATCTATCACACCTTAAAAGACGAACCCGAAGATATTAAAAGAGCATTTCTTTTGTATCATGGATCACGGTTGTTTAACAACGAACAGCTTCCTCACCGCTTCGAGGATGCAATGCTACCGAATCTTGAAAGCGATGAAGATGAACGAACGAAACGAATCAATTTTTGTCTGTCCGCATTCTATACCTGTGGATATTACGATGATCCGGCCGATAACCGTCGTACTTCAAACAATCTCGAAGAATGCGCAATCGTCTATATTGAACGCTACGACTTCGATCGTTTTAACGTGTGGGTGCAAGATCGAAGTAACCCACAGGGGCGAGTTGGCATTGAAATCGCATACGACGTTGTTATCGAATTTACACTCGAAGATGGAACTCGAAGAGATTATCGCTTCATCGGCAAGTTCGATGGACTAATGACCGATCCTCGATCTAATGATGAAGTTATCATTGGAGAGAATAAAACTGGAGCCAGACTTGATGATGTTTGGGAAGGCTCATTTGAGATTGCTACGCAGCTAACCGGTTATATGGTTGCTGGCTCTACTTGGGCTGATGCTCCTATTAATCGTGGCCGTGTTTATGGATTACAAATTCCGCAGCCTAAGAATGGAATTAACGGCTATACCGACTTTGCTGTTAAGCGAGAGAGTCATCAATTTAGTGCATGGTTTCATTGGTTCTTACACACGGTAGATACTTATGAACAATATCGTGGGGATGTTAGAGAGGCTCCTAAGTATTCTCATTCTTGCAATCGTTACTTTAGGCTATGCTCTCTTGTACCTTTTTGTGCAAGTGATGCTGAAACGCAGGCGTTGATGTTAGAAGAAATGGATACTAAAGAGTGGAATCCTCTTCACGAGAGTTGACATGCCTAAAGGATCACTCACAGAAATTACTGAATATGAATTAGAACACGGTACGCCAAATGAGTTGCTGAAACAGCGTCGTGATTTTGTATTATTAAAAGAAACGCTTGAAGCACGAAACGCTTTAAGCAGAGAAATTAATAATATCAGATGGCGAATGACAAAGCGCAGACGCAATATCTATTGGCGAGGTAGAGCTAGAGATAAGAAAGCACAGGAAGCTAAATGACTGATATTACACTAGGCGGCAAACCTGTTCATACAGGTGAAGAACTTCCTTCTAGGCTTTCTATGCTTATTTGGGGACAACCTGGCTGTGGTAAAACAACTCTTGCAGCAACAGCCCCAGGTAAGAAACTCTGGATTAACTTTGATCCCGATGGTCCGGTTTCTATTACTGGACTAAAGGCCCAACATGAAGGAACAGATAGTGCTTTACGTCACGATATTCTTGTTCTTGATCTTAGTGGTGAACCTAATCGTATTGTGGATGGATTTAAGCGGGAAGATCACCTTAAACTCGGCAATCTCTTGGCTGATGATAATATCGGCGTCGATACTGTCGTGGTCGATAGTCTTACTCGTGTTAGCCAAATGGCTTTGGAGCATTCACTCGCTAGTGGTTCACATGGTAAAGCTACCATAGAGCGTCCTGGTGTCAGTGTTTATGGCGCACGCAACGCTTTGACTTATCGATTAGTTGTTGATATACTACAAGTCACTAAGAAGCACAATAAAAACGTCATCTTTATTACCCACGAAGCTGCTCCTGAAAAGAATGATGATGGTGTTTTGATTGCTGTAACTATGGCTCTTGGTGGTCAATTGCCTAATCTATCTTCTTCTCAATTATCTGAAGTTTGGTTTATGTCAGATACAGGAAAAGATAGACGCATTGCTGTTCGCCCTGTGCGTGGATACAAGCCAATGAAAACTAGAATGTTTTCTATCACGCAAGGCGTAGAGTTTAAATGGGATTATGATATTGATAAGCCCAACGTAAACATGGAAATTGCAACTTGGTGGAAGGAATACCAAGATGGCCGAGGAAAAAAGCTTACTCTCCCAAAATGAAGAATTGATAAGAGATCATTCTAGTGGAGAATATAAAGCAATTCATTTCTTCTTTCTTAGGTTAAATAACGCTTATAAAAATGGTCTACATTATGAATTCATGGAATTCTTTCTTGATAATTTTGTAGACAGCAAAGATATACGAGAAGCTTGTTTTCATGCTGATTGCGAATTGTATTTGTAATGGCTAAGAAAGCTTCTAAAGAACACCCTTCGGAAACTAAGGCGTCTACTCCGAAGAGTGAAGCACGTGCTGACGCCAACAAACAAGGAAATAAAATGTCTGAACTTCCGATGATTATCGAATATACTGAAGACCTGAGCGAAGCTACCGAACCTCAACCCCTCCCGGCTGGTGATTATACCGGCGAAATTCGTGGTGTTGAGGCTAAGACTTCGGATAAGGGTAACAGGTATATTTCGGTGTCGTTCTTTATTGAACCGGAACAGTACCCGGCTGATTACACCGATGGGAACCCTGATGGAACTACGATGAGCTATAACCGCTTGTCGCCGGAAGCCAATCAGCGTGCCCGTTGGAATATGAAGAAGTTCTGTGAGGCTATCGGCGTTCCGCTTACGTCGAAGATCGATCTCAACGAGTGGATCGGCAAGACCGCTATCCTTGAGGTCATCAATGGCTCCTATGAGGGCTCGCCCACCGCACAGATCAAAAAGATCAAGGAAGCCTAAGATTTCTTTAGGGAGGGGGTTGACTGCGGCTCTATCAAGGTCTACCTTCTCCTTATTGACTTAGCCTCCTATTGAAAAAGGAATACTCAAATGGCCGAAGCTGCCAAGACTGAAAAGAAGCGTCGGGGTCCGACTGGTCCGCGTCAAGAGCGTCCGACTTTCGCTGTTGTCTCTTATATTGGTGATAATGGCGAACCGCAAAAGCTTGATAAGAATCGTCTTTCGATCCGCTTTACTAAAGACCCGTTTGAACTGGTCCGTATTATGGAAAGCGGCGATGGCACTGAACTTGTCAAGGAAGTTGAAAGTGCGAAGGCTCGCCAGAACCCGGCGGAAGCTGCTGCTCAATCGACTGAAGCTGCCGCTGCTGAGTAATTTCATATCTACATAATATGAAATGTTTGAGCCCGCTGGATGAGAGGTCTGGCGGGCTCTTTCATAAGCTTACGTGAGCTATTCTGCCGGACAAGCCAATTTGCTTTTTGGATTGGGTTAGGCGTTTTGGCCCCGCTGTGGAATAGCTCTCCTAAGCTTATGCGTTTATATTAGGATAATGAAATGGAATATGCAAAAGACTTGGAAGATCGTGAGCATTTAGTTGAACTCACTTTGCCTGTTCCCTCTCGTATCCCAATTGCTTATGGTCTTCATTCGACTGTAGGCCCTAATGGCTGTTATATTGTCTTTCGAGGAACATATCAAGAGAGAGACAAAATACACTATGCAGCGGATTTACTTGATATTACTCTATCAGAGTTTATCAGGCGTCTGGCCAACGATGCTGCTGATACCGTAATCGCATATTACGAGACAAACAATAAGGAATGAATAATGGATGAAATCCAACTTCACCCGCTTCAACAACAAGCGGTCGATGCTGGCTGTAACATTGAAAATCGTGTTGTAGCTGTAACTGGTCCGGCTGGTACTGGTAAGACAACAATCATTCGCAAGATTTATCAAGCAGCAAAAGATAATGGATATAACCCTGTCTTGTGCGCTCCGACTGGTAAAGCTGCGAAGAGGATTTATGAAGCTACTGGTATCCCTGCTTTAACGATCCACCGTCTTCTTGAATACTCTCATCCTGGTGATCCTGATCCTAAGACTGGAAAGCCGTGTGGAGTAAGTATGCCGAGACGTGATGGGATTAATCCTATCGAGTTCGATTTCGTTATTGGCGATGAATATGCGATGGTAACGGAAGAACTTCATCGTAATCTGTTTAATGCGCTGCCGCGTGGTGGTGTTATTCGCGTGTTCGGTGATGATAATCAGCTTGCGCCTGTTGAAGAAGATAAGAACTTGCGGGGCTCTCCGTCTCCATTCCGTAAGATCTTAGACGATCGCAGCGGTAAGTTTGTTATCATTAAACTAGAGCAAGTATTTAGACAAGGAGCCGACAGTGGTATTCTCGCTAATTGCCAGAACATCCTCCAACGTCGCTATCCTACTAAGAACTCTCAATGGGATATGGTCTATACTGACCTCGCTGTTAATGCAGTCAAAGATTATATCAATGAGAGCGAAGAGATTGAAGGGCATTCGTTTAGGCTTCTTGAGAACCAAATCGTTGTTCCGCAGAATAAGAGCAAGATCGGTACTCACTCGCTTAATATTATGATCCAAGGAATGTTCTATAATAGAAGCGACGATCATATGTACATCGATCGGCATTCTTGGGTGTTAGGTGAAGGGGATGAAAAAGGAGGTCGCATTAGATTATATGAAGGTGATAAGGTCGTAATCACACAGAATATCTACGACCTTTATGTGTTCAATGGGGAAACTGGAATTGTTAAGGAACTTGTTCACGAAACTGGAGAGGTTTTAATTGACTTCGGTGATCGTGAACAAATGATCCCTCCAGTTCTAATGGTACAAAATCGACATGGTACAATGTCTTCCATTGATCCTCGTCGTTCTATTGATCTGTCTTACGCCCTGACTACTCACAAGGTTCAAGGATCAGAGTATCGGCGCGGAGTTTATATCATCAACCGTTCTAATTCTTTTATGCTTTCTCGTCGTAACTTCTATACCGCTGCTTCACGTTTCAAAGAGCATCTGCATCTGATTACAGATCAACGTGGTTTGGCTATGGCCATGAGCAAGAGTGATTGATATGCGCATTGATGCTTATAGAATTGGCAATCGAATTGCCTTTGAATATATAAACCACCGAGGCGAAGTTAACTTGCGTCGGATTATGGTTCTTGGTTTAGACTATGGCTCGAACGAATGGTATCCAAACGATCAATGGTTTATCCGTGGATTTGATTTAGATACAGAAGCTGATCGTAGCTTTGCTCTAGATCGAATTGTTGGTGCTGATATTCGGAGGTTCTAATGAAAAAGCGTGCTATCTTATTTAACGGGCCTCCCGGCTCCGGTAAAGATACAGCTACGAATATGGCCCGCAACTTTCTAGATAATAGAATGACCACAGAAGGCCAAATCAAAGCAACGCATATGAAATTCTCGGCACCATTAAAGCAAGCTGCTCACGTTTTATATGGTATTCCGTATTCAGCTGAGTATTACGAACGAACTCAAGGATATGACTGGAAGAATAAGAAGCAAATCGAATTCTTCGGACAATCTCCACGTGATATCTATATCGCCTTATCCGAAGAGTTTGCTAAGAAGTACGGAGGCGAGAGTTTCTTTGGACACATTGCTGCACGAACAATTGGTCTTGATAAATCTTTCAACACTTATATCTTCTCAGACAGCGGCTTTGCAGGAGAGGCTAAGCCAATTATTGCCGCCTTGGGAATTGAAAACATTCTCATTGTTGAACTTAAGAGAGACGGTTGCACTTTTGAGGGAGATAGTCGAGGATATATTGGTGATAGATTATTAGAAGATTATAGAGGCAAGATTGCTGTAAAGCGCTTATCTAATAATCAAGACAAACTTATCTATCGCATTATGGTTCAAGCTGTTGTTGCTGAGTGGTTTGGCTTAGATGTAAAAGCGGAGGCGTAATTGAAAACAGTTTCATCAATCGGAGAGATTAATGGAGAAGTTGCTTCTCGCTGTGCTGCTCTTGGCCTGCCTTATCATTGTGGTAGTGATGGTATCTTTAATGCTAAGATCGCTATTGTATCCGATTATCCGGGTGAAAGAGAGAAAGCAACAAAGCAACCACTTATTGGACGTGCCGGAGGAGTTTTATGGGACAATCTTAGACCACTCAACATCAATCGACGCTCAGTCTATGTTACTAATGCCATTAAACGGCAGGTGTTACGTGGAGATGGAGATGACAAAGCTGACGTCTCTAGCGGAGAAGCCGAGCACTACGGTTCGATTTTACAATGGGAACTCTCTCAATTACCTAACTTGGAATATATCCTCATACTCGGGGGCTATGCGCTTGCTGCTCTTACGGGCCTTATGGGAATTAGCCACCACAGAGGATCGTTGTATGATATTGAGTTACAATCCCCATCATCGCAGATTAAGCGTCGAGTTCGAGCCTTTGTCATGAACAATCCGGCTATGGTTATCCATAAGCCAGAGACTTCTATCATCTTTAAATTCGATGTAGGGAAGTTTAAGAATGTTATCAACGGACAATTCAAACAACACTCTATACAAGCTATTATCAATCCTAGTCCCGAAGAAGCGAAGCTGTACATCGAAAGAATGCGGGATGAAAAACTGCCGGTTGCCCTCGATATTGAAAGCATCGCAGGAGAAACAGCGTGTATCGGTCTCGCAAATAATGCCCATAGTGGCATGTGCATCAACTTTCGTGACGGGTCATCTAATCTTTTTTCAGTGCGAGAAGAGTACGATTTACGTTTACGATTGCAACGATTTGTCTCTGACAAAGATGTAAAGTTGGTGATGCAGAATGGAATGTTCGACAGCTATTGGCTCGCGTGCAAAGACCGCATTATGTTGGGAGCGTCTTACTTCGATACCATGTTAGCACATCATACCTTGTATCCAACATTGCCCCATAATCTTGGCTTCCTTACGTCACAATACACAACCCATCCCTTCTACAAAGACGACGGAAAGTTCTGGAAAGAAGGCGGAGACATAAATTCCTTTTGGGAATATAATGTAAAAGATTGTTGTATTACTTTTGCGTGCTACGAAGCAATGATTAAAGAGTTACAGATGCAAAAGCTGGACTCTTTCTTCTTTGAACATGTTATGAGATTACAACCACATCTTATTCGTATGGTCGTTGGTGGCGTTAAAGTAGACCGACCATTGAAAGATAAGATTGCGATGGAAATGAAAGATGAAGTTAAGCGTCTACTTGATGAATTCCATCGTCATGTTGAAATCTGTACAGGTGATGATAGATATAAACCAAATCCAGGATCACCTAAACAACTGCGAAAGCTTTTGTTTGAAGATTTACGATTAGTTGGTAGAGGCATTGCTACTGACGCAAAGAATAGAGCAAGGATGAGAAATCATCCTAAGACAACACACGAACAGCGTCAGCTTCTTCTATCAATCGACAAATATGCTAAAGAGAAGAAATTTGCTTCTACTTACGCTGAAATGGTGATTGATGAAGATGATAGAGCTAGGACGGAATATAAACAAACAGGTGTGCAATCTGCTCCGGGCCGCCTTAGCTCAACATCAGTAATGTGGGGAAGTGGAGCTAATCTGCAAAACCAACCTGCACGCGCGCAAAAGATGTTTTTAGCGGACGAAGGATATGAACTTAACTATTTTGATCTCAGCCAAGCGGAAGCACGCGTCGTCGCCCTCCGTGCGGTTATACCACAATGGATCGCTGACTTTGAACGCGCAAGATTGGAGGGAGGTTTTGACGCACACCGAAGTCTTGCTGCTACGATGTTTAAGGTTCCTTACGATGAAGTTCCGACAGAGGATTGGGAAGAGGATGAAGTTACCCCCACAATCCGTTATAAAGCTAAAAGATGCAGGCACGGGCTTAACTATACGATGGGAGGTCCAGAACTAGCAGAGCAAATTGGGGTTGATGTAAATGAGGGATTGACACTTCACAATATCTATCATAAAGTTAATCCTGAATTAGAGCGGTGGTGGAATTGGACTTATGAGCAAGTAAGAACAGGTAGAACACTCTTTAATGCTTATGGCCGCCGTTATATCAATCTCGCTCCGCTAAGTCCTAACCTTCTTGGAACTCTAGTCGCTTTCTATCCTCAATCAACAATTGGAGATAAAGTGTCTAGATGTATTTATCTTTGTGAAGATGATCCTGAGTGGCCTAAAGATGCAAGAATGCTTCTGAATATCCATGATGCGTTGATTGCAATTAACCGTCCTGAAGATGGGGATGTTGTAAGACGTATTATGAAAAAGTATGCAGAAGAACCATTGATGATTGAAGGCATTGATGGTGTTACAAGAGAGTTAATCATTCCATGTGATCTTAAAACCAGTACAAAGACTATCGTCCGAGTTGATGGGACTTTAGAAGAGCATGAAGATGGTAAGCATCGTTGGGCTGGAATGAAGAAGGTGAAGTTAGCAGCATGACTAAAAAGAAAGAATACGAAACTCTTCATGTTGATGTTGAGTTTGTGTCTATGAAATCTATTAAAGTTGTAAATGAAGAATTTGGTGAAGTTTTCATTCCTATCTCTGTGATTGAAGATGGAGATATGATTGAAGAAGGACACGATCAAGATATCAATGTTGAGTCTTGGTTTTGTGAAAAGGAAGGATTAGCTTAATATGACCCATGGAAAATTAGAAAATGATCCTGGCCAGCATGCTGTGAATATCGCTGCTAAATCTATCCACGCTGATTTTGTCGAAGATCATTCTTTACATTCAATTATAATTAACAAAGTAAGGAACGGGTATATCATTAACACCGAATATACTCCATATAAACATAGATTGCCGATTATCGCCACTTCTCGTAGTGATATTGTTGCTTGGATTTATACTATCGTAGAAACCGAGTCAATTCTTCCGAATGGCTAGAAACAAAAAGCCTTCAAGGATAAATTATTCTAAACTCGTTGGCGAAGATACTTTCTTAGGTAGGTATCTTCGCTACCTTTCTCCTTTGGAAACTCCACATGCCTATGATTTTTGGACGGGTTGTTGGCTTCTTGCTTCTGCTTGTGGGCGTAACATCATTGTTGATCGCAGGGGGGCACCTGTCTTCCTTAATCTCTACTGCATCCTTGTTGCAGAAAGCGGTATCACAAGAAAATCAACAGCCGTGCGCCATGCAACGAAGTTTGCCAGGGGTTTATTTACCGACGTGCCTTCTATCATCGAAACAAAAACAACCCCTGAACTCCTATGGCGAACCTTAGCTAAACAAACAAAGACACACGATAAATCAGGTGTGCTTATTTCTATCTCGGAACTTGCTACATTCCTAGGAAGAGAGAAATATGTAGAGACAATGCCTGCTCTGCTCACTGATCTATACGATTGCCCGGATGAACGTATCGGTGGCGGAACACTAGCATCAGGTGAGTTGCCAATTAAAAATGTCTTTGTATCTTTCTTATCAGCAAGCACGCCTAGTTGGCTATTACGCGCTATCAATCCCGATGTAATCGAAGGTGGTTTCACTTCTAGGGTATTGTTTATTGTAAGTGAAAAGCCTAAGCAATACGTCGCATTGCCGGAGCCATTAGATAATGACCTTAAGTCTGCCATCGAAAGAGATTTGCGAAGTATTTCAGATAACGCCCGAGAAGTTGAGCTATTACAACTATCTGAAGGTGCGCGTAAGACTTTCACAAAATGGTATAAAAACAGAACCTTATTCCGTGACCCTTTCAGATCTTCATTTCAATCTAGAGAGGACGCTCACATTCTACGATTGGCCGGAATACTCTGCATTAACGATAACACTTGGGTTATACAACACAATCATATTGTGGCAGCGATTAGGATTATTACCCAAGTTAGAGAAGACGGCGCTCGAATCTTTGAAGGAACAGGAGCTAACTCACGTTTCGTCATCGGCGTGGATAAGCTCAGAGATAAACTTCTCGCAGCGGGGATCAATGGATTACCTCAACGTGAGCTTACTAAAGCAATTGCAAATTATATGAACGCTGAACACATGAAAGCTTGTTTAGATATCATGCAAGAACTTCAAATGGTTCAGCAGTTCCAGAATATTCAAATAGGCAGAGGCCGCCCATCAACCATTTGGAGAGGAACAAACCTCCTTGTGGCCTCTAATGCTATCGATACGATTATGAATGAGTTTGCCCCACAGGAATCTTAACTTATGTCACCTGTTATCAAAGCAAGAATCATTGAACTGAGAAAGCTTAACCACTCTTTTAAGGAAATTATTGCTTTCATATTTGATGAGTTTAAATATAAAGTAAATCGTAATCAAATTGCAGGTATTGTTTTTAAGGCTGGATTAAATAAACCAAGACCAAAACCTGCAAATAAAAGTGTTAAGAAAAACCCCAATGGCCGCGCGGGCTCGCATCATTCATCTTGGAGTGAAAATGCTCTCACTGAGCCATGGGCCGAATACACCGCCAGGAAGAAGGCCGAGCGCGCCTCCCAGCGTCATCAGGAGCCTGTTCGATGCTAATCAGCTATGGTGAGGGCCTGAGACGCCTAAAGGCCGCTGTGGACCATGCAGGAGGCGTCAACGCGTTTGCGTCTAAGGTAGGCGTAAATCAATCAATGATTAGTAATGCCCTATCAGGATCAAGGGCGATTCCCGAAAAGGTAGCACGATATTTAGGTCTTGAATCTGTTCGTGCTTATAATGAAATTGAGAACTTCCAGGGAATAAAGGGAGAACAATATCGGAAGAGTAGGGAAGAATGGGATAAACAGATTGAAGCGCAGGGGTACAAAACAGGAAAAAATGGAGTGAGGAAACTAGGCTATTTCGTCCCTCACTCCATCGCTTACTCTATACAATCCAAAGCTAGGGTTGAGCGGATTGAGGCTCTATCGCAGGCTGAGGCGGAGGCCAAGGCACATCTGCATAAGCCCGAGGATCATAATTCTGAAAAGTGAAAGATGGATCACCAATCAAAGTTCTAACTTGATCCTCATACATCTGAGTAATATATAACATTTCCTGTGCTAAAGCTTTGCGCTCTTCATTGAATTGATTAATAGCAATGTTCCTATCCTCAATTCCTGATAGCTTTTGATTTTGTGTAAAGGCAACTTGATCCTTATATTCATTCATACGTAATTGATACGGCCTAAGAGTTTTAGCTAATTCAGCCGCAATAGCACCAATAGGAGCAACCGCAGTTTGAGCTAAATTATTATCCTCTAAAGGAATATCAACATTACGAATCATTGCATATCTAGGATCAGCCCCTGTTACGTATTGTTGAAGAACATCTTGTCGAAGAGTTTGAGTGGCTTTATCTATGCCTTCTTTCTTTTTATAATACATGTTATATTCTGTATCACTGAGATTCTTGACTTTCTCATAATCACCAAACAGCATTCCTGAAATCGGTCCAGCTTGCTTGGCGGCGTTATCAGTTAGTCTAGATAAAGCAACTCTAGCTGCATCGTCTAAACTTCCACCGCCTGACAACGCCCTGTCAAAATCTAAACCAGTTCTGATAAAGTTACTTGTGGCTGTTCCTCCGAGTTCTTGAATGATCTTCTGCCATGTCGCATTAATCGCCTCATCAGTGAACTTGCCATTACCTCCAACACCACTAATGCTCTGTGATTTAATATCTTGTGGCTTGCCAGTATATCTTGACATACTCAAGTCTAATCCACCCATAGCCGCTAAAGAGTTGATAGCAGGATTAGAACCAGCATTGATAGGAATTATAGACTCAAGAGCGCTAGAAGCACTATCAGCAACTGACATGTTTCCAACTTCTCCTAAGTCATATCCATTATCTGCCCATTGAATAAAAGCATTAATGGCATTTGGGTCCATTTGACCGGAGTTGACTCCTGTGACTTCATTAATCAAGGCCGTTGTCGGTCCCCAAAGTAATCGAAGTTCAGGTGGCACTGGAATATCACCAACAGATGTTCTCACTAATCTTGTTTGTTCATCGTCTGTTAAATTAGCAATCTCTTTCGCTCGCTCTGGATCACTGGCGGCATAAAGGTATTGCATACCTAACATCATTGTCATTGCCGATGCGATATTAGCTGTAGTGGTTAATGGCTGTCTTTTAAACTTACGGCCAACTTCAGCTAAGGTCTGCACACCAACATTCATGTACATCGCACTCTTAGCAACTTCTTGATATAATTGCGAAGCGCCTGTTTGACCAATATCGCCCGCGATGCGTCTTGTTTGTGAAGCAAGCAATTCCTCTAATTCTGTATCACCAATTACTTTTGGAAGATTAGTAGCGAAAGCTTGATATCTAAATCCCTCATGTAGAAGTCTAACTAAATTCATATAACCTCTAGCGATCGTAGAAGCTCTTGCTTGATCGAAAGTATTTCTAGAGTTTAAAAGCATCCCCTCAGCAAAAGAAGTACCACCCTCTAAAGCTTCTTGATAAGCACGCTGATTTGCTCTAGCAAAGAATTTAGGAGCAATATCAACCATTCCTCTGGCTTGTGTCGCTACATCTTGAGGATTGAGTTGATTGCTGGTTAGTGCTCCTGTTTTGTCCATTAAAGATTTAACAGAAGCATCATACATCGAAGATAATCTCTGTTGAACTATCGAGGCATTCTGCTTTCCTCCGATTAGATCAACAAACCAATCTTGATTTTTAAGTAATCTTGATTGTAAATCATGGGCCATCGCTCCAACTAATTCATCATAGCCTAATCTAACAGCCCCAATAGGTGCGGATGCCCAAACAGTTGGATCAAATCTAGAAATCCATTCACTACTTTCTTTAATCACAGGATTATTTTGAAGACTCTTAGGAAGGATATTATTCTTAAATTCATTCAACAGTCCAAGATCATATCCTCTAGGCTTTAACATAATACCAGTAATTGTATCATAAGCGGCGGATGTAGCCGAGAATAATGGATTACCGGCTCCCGTAATAAATGTCTGTGCTACCTTCTTTGGAACGCCTAACACCGTTGAAAGCATACCAACCGCAGCATTAGGCGAGAAATCCAAGGCAGCCCTAAAAGCAGGATCACTTACTTTATAGTATTCCTTAATACCATTATTAATGACCTCTGTGATTCCTTCCATACTATTTGGAGTTTCACCAGTAGGTATTTTCTTAATAACAGATGATAGCTCAGAATTCGCTACAGCCTTTTCGAGGAAATCCTTCTTAACACGATTAATCTCTGCTTGCTTGATAATTCGATCAAACTGTCCAGGTAACTCAGCAATCGGGTCTGCTGTTTTTCCAACTTGAACGCCGCCAAACTCATCCGTGCTTCTTTGGAAAACTCTGTTGCGTTGCTCATCAGCATTCCTCGATACAGCACCCCGAGACGAGAAGATAGAATTTGATCCATCATCTGCGATATTGCGTGACATATGAACAAAGTTAGGTCTAGCTGCGATTAATTCTCCATGAGCTTTTGTGGTGATTAATCCTTGCTCTAAAGCGTAATCTAACAAATCTCGATAATGCTGTTTAATCAACTCTCCATAAGCAGAAAGCTTAGGATCATTGTCTAATCGCTGTGCGATCTGTTCTAATTCAGTTGGAGTTTTATCATTAAAAGCAGCTTGATTTCCTGTTCTCTTAAAATCATCTAGAGCATTTCGCGCTAATAAACCATCACTTACAACTTGCCATTCCGCATCATCAACGTCTCTAGCAAAAGCTTCTAATGTAGCTCTAAGAGGATTTGATGTAATAGCAGAATTGGGCATTTCTCCTGTTGTTTGTGCGTGTTGAATCTTAGTAGATAGTGGAGCCGATGTAACGCTATCTAATTTAGCTAAGAATTTATCGTGCTCTGCTGTATTCTTTCCAAACAACAACTCCCCCGCCCATCTAAGCGAAGCGTCGTGTTGGATATTGTCTTGAGCAATTTTAACTCCAGCCGGAGTAATCTGATTAACGCGACCTTGGCCAGTAAGTTTCGATAAATTAGTTGAAGGAGATAAGTTAGATGCTACCATCTTATTGATAACACTTCTAACTCCTAAAGCCCCAATACCTAAAGCACCAAAAGCTAAAGCCGTAGTCGCAGGGTCTTTCCAAGCAGGCTCTTCCGGTAAGTATTCTTTAGCAGCTTCTTGTTCTTGTAATTGTGCAGCTACATCTAAAACATCAGCAGCCAATTCTTGGTCTTGTGTATTTAAAGCTTCCTGGTATGTTGGAATTAACTCTTCAGGAATGAATTGTTCTAGGGGCATTTCCATAGCTGATACAGGTTCTTCATTAGATACAATATCAGCTATTGAAGTATATTCAGGAGATTTAACTAGAGCATCAACACCTTCAGTAATTCCCGCAGCTAAAGGAACTTGGGTTAATGCAGCTTTAGTTAATGATTGACCTTGACGAAGAGGTAGTGCAGCTTCAGTTAAAATCTTACCTGTTTCAGTCGCTACTTTACGTGTACCCTCAGCCGCTTTTCCCAACACCGTTGTAGGTTTCATTCTAACAACAGAGGATACGCCAGCCGGAAGTTTCTTAGGACCAGGAGTTATCAATCCGCCCGCAACTTCTAATCCAACATCAATAAGATTCTTGGGCTCAGAAATCCCTAATACATTCCGCATGTGTGTATCATTTTCCATCATGCGTTCGCTTGCACGATCTAGATACGGAACATTAGCTTTTGGAATAGCCCCTCCAGATAAAGCCGAAGCCAGATTATATAATTGATATAATCCCGCAGGAACTTGTTCTAGATTAGCAGCAGGCTTTATGTTTGAAACATTCGGCAATCCTTTTACGTTAGAGAACGCTTCTGGATTAAATAAATCAGACATAGGAGAAGCAGCCCCAGCGAATAATCGAGTGACTGCTTGATCTAGATTAGTCAAAATAGTAGATTGAGGCTTCTTGGCCATGGTTTATCTCTTATTTCTTGGGCTTAGAGATTGGTTCCCATTCGCCTTTGGCGTTCTTACGCATTGTAACGCCGTTGATTACTGCAACTCTTCTGTTATCAGTAGGAACTACGGTTCCACCCCCAGCATTACCTTGAGTATTGTTGAATTGATTAACAGCATCCATAACAGCATTTATATTTGTACCTTTGATTGTAGGTGCAGTTGGGATTCCATAAGGAGAAGGGGTATAAGAAATTGTAACACCCCCTCCACTATCTCCAACCCCTTTATTCGCTCTAACCATAGAAGCCTTTGCACTCGTTTGAGACGCTTCTGCCTTCATCCTATCAGTTAGATTTTCGTATGTTGTATAATTCTCAACATCGGCTGGAGTTGTTTGTAACGGGTTAGCAATCATGCCAGCAATATATTCTAATGTAGGTCTTACATCAGCTTGAGCTAAATTCTTGATAACCTCGGATTGGTTTTTCGTAGCACCGGAAGCGGTAGCATCAAGATTAACAACGTCAGCCGCTTCTAGTCCTGGTCTGTTTACTTTAACATAAGGATTATCAACCGTAACAGAGGATGAAACGCCAGCTTCGGCTTGTGGGGCAATAGTAGGTAAATACGCTCTTGCAATATCAGCTTGATTTTCAGCTTCGGCAGCTTTCGCGGCCATATCATTTACATATCGTAAATCATCTGAATACGATCCACGCTCTTGACGAGAAAGCATCATCAATGCAAGATTATTTAGAACATCAGCACCAGGATTACCGGAGCCTTGAGCGAGTTTAGCTGCATACGTTGGAGAGAATACCCCATAAGCAGCAGCATTCGGAGCAGAAGGATTAAACGGCATTAGCTATTCGCTCCCATAGGATCGGTTTCTTTCCAGACTGTTGTATCTTTATCTTTCTTTGTACCTGTACTTGTCCCAAAAGCGCCCGATCCAAGAAGATTAGAAATAGAATTCCAAAGCGCAGCTTGACCTCCTTGTGTGTAATCAGGAAGCTTCATATTGCCAAGAATACTAGAAGCGCTGTTGGTTAAACTACCTTGAGCAGCAGCCCCTTGTTGAGCCGCCGAGCGTGCAGTAGCTAAAGAACTAGAAGCAGTATTGGCGGTATTAACTGGATTGAAAGCTTGGATTGGTGCGCCGGAAGCTCTACCAGCTAAAGCATTATACAGATTAAAGCTTGTGTTGATTCTACTATTATTAATATCGTCAGCTAATTGCATACCTTCAATATCAGGATTGCCCATAGTAGAAGCTAAAGCTTGCGCACGTTGTTTGCCTAATGCCCCTAGCAGCGCCGTTCCACCTGTAGCACCACTTCTCAACGCTTGAGTAGTTAAAGCATTTGATACTTGGTCGAAACCATTATTAACTGCATTTTGTCTAGATAATCTAAGCGAGGATGCAAGATCACTTCCACGAACTGCGGTTGTTCCTTTGAGTTGATCCTGAATACCACTCATAATGCCGTCAGCAGTTGATCCTTCTTTGGACCGTCTAACAGCATTTACTAAACTCTCAGCCCTACCCATCGGTGCATCGATAGATAGAACTTGCTTTAGATTAGTATCACTTAAATCTTGTATCGCTTGTTGGTCTGGAGATAATACAGATCGCCAAGTATTAGTTGCTGGATCGTAATATGTGATATTCCCATTTGCATCGATTTGAGTAGCTAAACCTTGTTGGTTCATCTGCTCTGCGAGTGCAAGTTGTCGTTCAGATAGCGCTTGTTGTTGTGCCATCTGATCTTGGATTAGTTTATTTTGTTTCTTCTGTTGGCTGTTGCCTGAAATAGCTCCAATTAAAGAAGCACCAATAGAGGCAATCGTTAAAGGGTCCATTTAGAAACTCCCCTGCGATCCAAGTCCGCGACCAACATCTTGTGCTGATTTTCTCTTAGACAAGGCATCTAATACATCAGTATCTTTAAGATTGAGCGCGCCTTGCGCTGTGCCTGCATCACTTCTTATCTGTGATAGATTAAAAAAAGGAGCGCTACCGACAGCAGACAATAAAGCACCTGGAGCGAAGTCTTTAGCTTGTTGGACAATTTCATTACCTCGTCCGATATAATCAGTTAAATCAAAGTTATCATTTGAAGTTAGATTGCTTGCAAAGTCTAATGCTTCTTTTCGGATATTATCATAGTTTGTTCTATATCCACTAAGAATATCATTAGCAGTTGTGTTTAACTTCGATCCTAATTCCGTTTTATTTCTATCTAGAGATTGTAATGCGGTTTGATAACCAACATCGTTATATTGGCCTCTTGCCTTACCACGTTCAATCTGCGTCAGGGCTTTATTGTATTCACCGGATAAGATATTATTAATACTCTCCGACAAAAGATCACTACCAATCTTGGAATATCCAGATCCGAATTGAGTATTAACCTGACTCCTAGCTGTGTTTCTTGTTCCTTCTAGACTCTGTGCCGACGATAACTGATTATTAAATTGAGATAACAGTTGATCGATCGTACTTTGAAGTCGGTCCGTTTCAGAAGGAGTTGTCGGCGTTGTTGGAGCAGGCGTAGTAGGAGTTGTTGGCGTCGTAGGGGTTGGAGTAGCCGGTCTTTGAGAGTTTAAAGTATAACCTTCATTCTTCCCATTGTTATTATACCACCATCTAGCAAAGTCTTCTGGCTTACCATTTTTATAAAAGCCATGCTGTGCCGCCCACGGAGAATTCCAATCAATAGTAGGTAATAATCGGTTATACTCAGCTAAAACATCAGGACGATCTTGCAGAAGTCTAGTGAAATCAGCATCTGTCGCAGGCGTCGTTACTTGTTGTGAATTAATTCCTGTAAGATATTGATTAATCCAATCTTCACTCACAGCCATTATAAGCTTCCTTCTTCGATCTTGCCATAACCTCTGCCTCCAAAGAGTTTTACAGCTTGATACATAATCTGTCTCTTTGCTTCAGGAACACCACAGACTTCCATTGCTTCTAAGAATATCTTATCTGCGATCTTCTTCTCTTTTAACTTACTTGCATATAACCAATCATGGATAACAGCCGCTCGCCTAGCTCGACCCGTTGGAGGCTCAAACCGCCAGAACGTTCTAGGGATAGATGCGAAATCCATAATAAAACCAGTAGGCACCCAAATCGCTTCTCCCCAAGTGGTTTCATATCCGAATATATCAGTTAGTGCCCAAAGCGCTCTGCCATCTTTATTTTCTCTTTCTGTATCCATAATATAAAGATGAGTTAGAAACGCCCCTTTAGTCATATCACCCACCTACATACGGAATAGAGATTCTTTTATCATACCAGCCAACCATAAATTCTTCTTGTGTGCGGTTGGCCTTTGCAATCGTTCTATATCTATATCCTTGTTGGACATTTAAGTCTTTAAGAAGAAGAATCTCTCCATTAAGCTTCCTCTTCTTCAGTAAAGCATCAAGCGCTGCTAAAGTCTTTGGTCCAATCTTTCCATCTTCTTCAATATCTTTATAATCTTTTTGGTTTCTATTGAATAGATTTAAGCTAGATTGAAGAAACACTCCAGCGATATGCTCTCCCATATTCACGCCAGTATCAAATAACTCAAGAGCAATTCTGTAACTTCTCTGTGCTACTTGATCTAAATTAAGCTTATCCCAAAAATCAATCTTGTAGATACGATGCGCAACGTCAATGGGCAGGAGCCTCATAGGGCCAGTATAGCCGTGGGCGCGGGCCTTGGCAATGGTAATTCCAAACATAGTCTCACCGCCTTTATCTAGCGGATGATTTGAATACTTGCCCTCGACTCCGATTACATGAGCAAAAGCCCTCTCAAAGTAATTCATTTGAATACCCATGCCTGAACAAATCCCGCTATAATTACAATTCCTGCCGCGATAATGGCAAATACCACTTGAGCTTTTGCTATCTCACGTCCTAGTGGATCAACCTTTTCATTGATGTGCTTAATATGCGATGTGAACTCGTCTTTTAATTCTCTATAAGCCTGCTCTAATCTTGCAATAGATTTATCTTGCGATTGTCTTTCTAGTACACTCTTTTGCTCAATCGTATCAACTTTAAGTTTTACAACTTCAATCTGACCTGAAAGCTTTTCGGCTTGCAAGCTCTGTTTAGATTGGTTTTCTACGATTGTATCCAACCGACTCCATAACTTATTCTCGCTCTCAGTGGCCACTTACTTATCCTGTGTATTGGAAGAAGGCGTTAACTGAGACAACGACTTGTTGTCCATTGCCTGTATCAGTAACTGTGCAATAGAAAGTATTATTCGCTTCAGGTTTGACCGGACCAACGAATGCACTAAAGGTAGGAGAGGCGCTGGTTGTACTGCTCATTGTAATGCCGTCACCATCTACCGGAGACCACGAATAGCTGTAAGAACCAGTACCACCGGAAGCCACAATCGAAACACTAGCTGAAGCTGTTCCAGGAGTAGGGCGATCCGCACTCGCATACGCAGGAGAAGAATAAGCACTAAGCGGCGGCGCAACGTAAGTAGAGCTGAAATTAATACTCACACCGCGAGAAATTGAATTACCGCTCGTATCGCTGATTGTGCATGTACCCGAGAATGAAACCGATTGGCCATTGGTTAGCGTATAGCTGAAAGTTGTAGAAGCTGAATTGGGACTATTAGGGGTGCAACCGCCTCCACTCCATGAATAAGAATAACTACCACTACCTCCTGAAGCGGAAGCTGAAGCTACTCCACTCGTTGCACTACCTGCTCCACTTCTCGATCCACTAACAGTAGATGGTGAAACACTTCCTGATAATGCCGGAGGATTTGGTGGTGGCGGAGCTACATAAGATGAAACTAAATTAATAGTAACTGTATCTTCAGCAATATCACTATCACTATCCGTTGCTATCAATTTATATACAGCAGATTTAGTTTCACCATTTGTAAGAGAAGCACTAAAGGTAGTTGCAGCTAGATTATCATTTGTGATAGTTAATATCGCACCACTAACTCTAGACCATGCGTAAGTTGGAGTTCCATCATTATTTACAACTGTTCCAGTAGCTGTTCCAGATGTAACCGAGCCTGCTCCACTTCTTGATCCTGTAACTGTTTTTGGAGAAATACTAACTGCAAATGCCGGTCCAGGGGGCGTAGGAGGAACAGGAGGCGAGCCGCTTGTATAAGCTAATTTCCAATCACCTGCGACGTGAACAGAAATAGCTGCAACTTCTTTCCATGCTCCACCGACTTTAACCTTGCATAACGCTAAGGTCTTGCTCTCGCCGCCGATATGAGGATGAATTGACATTATGCTGTATACTTAAACCAAATATCACCATCATTACCGCCGGATGGATCGGAAGTAGAGAAAGTGATGTTGCCGCTAGTATATGTATCATTGGTGTGTACGAGGGCTTTTTTACTAGAAGAGGCATTACCCTCTCTTAAAGCATTACCAATAATCGTTCCATCGGCTGTTGTATCGCCACTAATATCAACATCGCCACTGGCATTCCAAGTAGGACCGCCTACTGATAATTTAACCGGAGTGATCGATCCGTCTTCAACATTAATCTCTTCAATCGTCGGAGCAAGAAGTTCAAACTCCGTTCCATTATAGATTAATAAAACATAAGCATTTACAGGAATCTCACCACCGATAAGCGGAGCGCCTAATCTAACAATATCTTTAACACCAAGTCCATCTACATTGATAGTAGAAGGGCCTGTGTTTTCGTTTAAAGATTTGAAAGAAATACGCTGTCCTGCGGTATAAGTAATATCAGGAGTGTAGTCTACAATAAAAGCATTAGTGGTTCCGGTATCAATCCCAAAAGGAATATCACTTGTATTGCTAGAGCTTAAAAGTGAGTCCAATTTTCTCCAATTATCGTATTCATACGTGTGCCAACCCTGGATATTATAATCAATCAGAGTAAAGCCAAAAGCCGCAGTTGATCTAAAAGCACCACTCATCTATAATATCCTCCTTTATGGTAGAACAAACTAATAGATACAAACTTAAGAGGACCAGTTGTCTGTCCAAAGATTCTTAATTTCATCAATTTAAACTTAGCTGGCCATGCAAAGAATCTCTCGTACTTTGTATCTCTGCCTCCACCATAAGGTTGTGTTCCTCCACCAAAAGCAGGGGTATCGCCCCCTATAAACTGAGAAGATAATAGAGGCTGTTCAGCATCATTTTCATCTTTCATTAATCGATCAACGAACATAGAGACAGTGAACTCCCCTGTGCCTCTTGTATCCATTGCGATGTACTTAGTAGTCTTAGATAAGACTCTACGATTAATATCACTCCACGGCAGTTCCCAGCCAAAGGTAATAGGTACGCCTAAGCCTGCATTGATTGTAGGATCGTTTATATAATCAGAATGAATTGGATTAGCAGGTGATCCATAAATCCAAAGCTTCCCATCTTTATCTCCAAATATAATCTCTCCTTGAACCGTTCTACAGGCACAAGTGAAATTCCAACCATCATATCTAGCCCATCTGGCGATATTTAAATTTGGAAGATAAATAAATGAATAAGCTTTAGTTTCTGTTACTTCGCTATGAATATCTCTATTAGGAATAAAGAAAAGGAATTGACCTTCACGTTGATTATAAACAGCGAAACAATGATCCTCCAAAGATGCAAAGCCAAGATTAGCAATCTTAGAAGAAATATCAGGTCCGATTAAATCACTGACTCTTTCAGGTCTTAATGTTCCAGTAAACACAGTTCTTTTGAGAGACGGAATGCCTTGTAAATCCATCATAAGCATATCATCGCCGTAAGAGATCATGCTACGATGCGATACACAACCGTAATGTTCTACAGGAGCTTCAAACGTAGGTACATGATTATCCTCTGAATCATAAACGCCTAATTGAGCAACTAGAGTTCCTTCCGCAAAACCGATAATCAACTTACCACGGAAGCTGTCTAGTCCCCTAATATACGACGCACCATTTAACATCGATCCTACATCGATATAAGTCGCATCATTAGGATCAGGATCACCATAGAAAGTTCCACTGGCGTCTCTAGCACTGATATGAATTCTATAAGGATTTACGGGATCGCCTGACATAACAATATAGCGTTCACACGCCACAACATACCTAGCAATTGGTGTATTGATATTAGAGCCAGTAGCTAAATCTTGTAAATAATCAACTGTTAAGTCAGAGAATACAATAAGCGGTTTGTCGATACCATTACAGATGATAAGTTCATCGTTGAATTGAGCAAAGCTTGCGAATGTAGTTTCGGACCATCCATCAGGCGATCCAGGCAAGGCCGCAGCAATCGAAGCGTCCCATATACGAGCAATTGTGCCGTCACCATAAACACGAAGAACGTCACCATTAGAAGCAACAACAACAATAGCATTACTGAAGTATTCGATATTAACAATCTCAGCTCCTACACTAGAAAAGAACAAGCTAAGATTAGCAAACAATCCAACTCCGTATCTAACTGTAACCGCTTCATCTGCTGAAGTAGCAACATTAAATTGACGAGTTGAATACTTAGAACTCAGATTTAAATCATCATCCAGTACATTATACCCACCCGAGAAGTCTCGAATAGTTGCACTAAGTAATTCTTGCTTTGCTGATTTGATTTCTTTAGTGCGCATTAATTGGCCCACCATTGAGTCGGAATATCTAATCCCCCAACTCCATCAATCGCAATAGGTTCTTGCTGTTGGTTCTTGTGGATAGCTTCGTATCTAGCTTGGAACTGTTGTCTGGCTAATTCCGATGCACCAGGATTTGTTCCATCTTCAATCATATATTCCCATACAACTTTCCACTTAAGACATAAGTAATCAAATGGAATAATTGTATCTAATTCAAACGGCTCCGTCGGAAAGGCTTTGCCTACAACAGTAATATCACCAGTAGCGGTGATCGGAAGAATTCTAATGATATCTAGATTATCTGGAATATATTTTAGTGGAGTATCACCAGTAATCGACAAAGGATTCATTGATAGATTAGCATATACTAATGGCTTATTACTCGTACCAGCAAATACCCTAGTAATAGCATCAAAATTCGCAAACTCTGTGTTCACCGGAATAGTAGTTCTTCCAGACACTCCATCCAGTGTAAACAAAGTGAATTTATTAAATCTCTTCCATTCTTTATCAGGGTCTTGAGCTAAAAGCCAAAACGCATCAGTGATTTTTGTTCCAATTAAATCTTGAGAATAAACTTGCGTACCAATACCGGCGACTTGATAAATCCCCTTCTGTACCTCTACAATTAAATCTTCAAAGGTCTTATCGATCATCTTAATTTCTCATAAACAAATGGGGCGCCAGCTAGAGAGGATAACTGACGCCCCATCGACTACAACGGTTTAATCGTAAATGACTTAGCCGCCGTAATGCCGAAGCCCATGAAGTCCCCCGTTGTTATTGGCATTAATACTGCCATCGAACAGGAAGTGAGCCGAGAGGTAAGCCGATCCAGTAAGAGTAGATTGCGGATCGTAAGTACCGCGAGGATCAGTAGTCGCATTAGTTTGCGGATCAACTCGCGAAGGTGTGACAAGAGTGCCTAGAGTAGCAACTCGAACACCATCTAATTGTTCCGACAGAACATTGAACGCTCTAAACGGAAGTCCAAGCTTATCTGTCGTGCCAACATCAATGGTTCTGCTCGCAGTACCGGCCCAAGCAATCTTGTCAATATACTTAAACGCCTTAACACCAACAACCGCATTCGTGCCATTAAGGGTAAACAACTCAACGACCGGCTGGCCGAGGTAATCTCTCCCTGTAATAGTAACAGTCGAAGTCGCAGCGCCATCAGATACCACTTGCAAACATCTACCAAAGCCAGGACCATACGGAAATTCCTCAGCAAAAGATGAATTAACCGGATCGGTATTATCTTGCAGAAAAGTTGTCGTAGACCCAGCCGTTGCAATAGATTGACCATCTAAGATGTTATCAGCATCCGCGACAGCCACAGGACCGAATTTAACTTCAGTCGGACCTTCGTGAACAACAGCAGCCGAATATCCCATCTGAGCGACGTAACGATTAATACGTCTCGGACGGTATTTAGCAGAACGAACAGTCATTGCAGCATCCCTTATTTCTTAGCAGCAACTTTTTCAACTTCAATATCAGTGATAGAATCTCCGTCTTCGTTAGCATCGTCATCAATCAAATGAATATCAAATTCATCATCTGATGTTCCTTCATTCGGCATTCCCATAAAATCATAAGGATCACCGCCGAAGTCAATAGTTTCACCTGAATCCATATCAATTAATCGTGGACGCAGATGATAACCCATACGAACTAATTCAGCACGATCGCAACGAATAGAGTGACCTTGAGGGAAGTACACCATGTACATTTCCTTCTCGATCACCTTATTCTCCTTTTCAAGAGAATGACTATCCGTTCCTTCTTCTTTCACCATTCTTGCTTCAGTAACAACAACTTTAACCTTTTTCGGAGGTCCAGTTCTGTACTTAGCTTTTACACGACGCTGTGCCATTTCATATCCTCTCTATGAATGACTTAGTTAATAAGAACCGCGTGGGTACGATAGTTCTTCCAAGTACACCATTGACCTTGCCAAACAGTTCTAGAGCCAGTGGCGTCAGTATCCCACGGCGCATTAAGGTTCTTAACTCGCATATTAACGCCCTTAAGCATATGCAGGCGCAGATACTTGGAGTTAAGGAAGTAAGCCTTATTCAGCGGACAATCTTCATCATAAAGAATCGGAATGTTTTGATGAGAGAGCCCACCAAAACCAAGATCCATCATACGTTTACCATTAGAAGTATCGCTAAGATTAAGAACAATCTTATCACGAACCGCAGCACGGTAAAGGCGGAAGATATTACGGCCTGCTAAGATAATATCCGGCTTATCACCCTTAAGGGTTAAATCCATAAGAATATCATCAAAGGCTTCTTCAACATTAGAGGCAGTTAAACCTCCATTGAAGTTATAAGCCGAAGTTCTCCATTGAGTTTCGGTAGCCCGATTAATGTCACCAATAATACCAGTAGTCGGATCATCGGGAACAAGAGCCGGAAGGCCAATCGGATCAGCACCACCACCAGCCGAATAGAGATATTCCGAGAACTTCTCTTTAATGCTTTCTTCAAGAACTTCGAGCTTCGCTTTCAGAAGCTTAAAGATCATGCTCTCGCCTTTGTTTTCATCTTCCTCTTGATCGGAGATAATCACAGTGCCGACAACGCGCGACCATCCATAACGAACAGTCGTAAATTCATCGGTTTGACCAACAGGCACTTGGTCATAATACTGCATAGACGTAACATTAGGATTACGACCAACAGTGAGAGGATTAGTGATATTATAACCACCATCTTCGTATTCAACTCTATTACTAGCGAAAGCCCAAGCCATCAAAGCATGAGACTTGATAGAAGCCATAATCAGCTTCTTGCGGGACTTTTCCAGCGACGAGTTAAGAACTGTATTAAGAACACCCATCTTTAACTGATTCCATTTTCTTTTAGAGCAGACCGGATTGCATCTTCCAGACTATCGGCTTGCTTGTGGATTGCTTTCGCATCGTGTTCAACAACCTTAGTCTGAACTCCCCCATTGCCTTCAATCATCGGCTTTTGGTTTTGAGTTTGCGTTTGCCCTTGATTGCCTTGTTGCTTTGCAGCTTCGATTTGAGGGCCTAATGGCTTAGACCAATCGAAACCTTTCGCTTCAACGCTATTCTTGAGAGCAAGATACGCTTCGACTAAGGGAGTATTAGGATGCTGTTCAATCAGAGCCGCGATATGCTGCTCGTGTAAGATAGCGTCAGGATATAGATTCAAGAAGTTAGTAACTTCAGCTAAAGCTTCTTGATCTACTTGTGTTCCTTGTTGCTTATCTTCTTCAGAAGTCTTTGGCAACTTCTCGTCAATAATGCGGGAAATGGCGGCCGTATCAACGTTAGCGCCGATCCCATCAATAGTATAGCCGTTGGCCTTCGCCTCAGCAAGCAGTTTCTTCAGCGTCTCAATGGGTTGGGTCTGCATGTCCTTGTATAGACGCAACGCCGCAGACATATCCGTCGGATCAGCAACACCAACAGCTTTAGCCGCATCTTCAAACGCAGTTAGTTTATTTTGAAGATTTGTAGCCTTTTGATTAGCTGTATTGATTTGATCCTTAAGGCTGATATTCATTGTTCTGAATGTTTGGGCTTCATTATACCAACGACGCTCTGCACCAGCCTTAACAACTGATCCATCAGATAAAGTTAAATCTCCGGGACCAGCAGCACTTTGTCCTTTCTTTTCTTCCCCTGATTTATTTGTACTGTCAGTTTGGCTGCCTTGCTTATTTTGTTCACCAGATGCTTGTTGTTCACCTTGGCTAGTCTTCTTTTGGTCATCGGGCTGTAATTCGTTGTTCTCAACGATAATGTCCCCAACGGTTTTCTCGACTTGCTGAGTATCATTATTTTCAGTCCCTGATTGTGTTTCATTTCCTTGATTGTCTGTAGGATCATCTTTAATCCCAGCAGCTTCAAAGTGATGATCCATATCGATTTCAAAATCAGCCATAATATCCTCTCTATGTTAGGCCGCAGGTTGAACTTGTTGATTAGATTGCGCTTGCTGTTGTATTTGTTGAAGCGCTTGTTCCGGTGGCATTCCTTGATCGAGCATTTGCTTTAATTGCATTTGTGCTTCTCTCGGAAGCTGTTGAACTAAAGCATCAACTTGTGCAGGATCAGGACCGCCAGTTTGTTGCGTAGGTTGTGGTGCTTGCTGCGGCATTAATTGGACTTCTATAGATTTATTAAGCATATCCCATTCAGACGGCATGATAATTACATCATCCGCAAAAGCACGCTCAATAGCTCTAGCTGCAATAAGAAGCGACACAGGCGAAGCACTAGAAAACTGTCCTAAGATTTGTCCAATCTCAAGAGCAGCTTTCTTTTTATTAGATGAAGTTGGCTTATCAGTAGAACCTCCAACGATATTAATAGCGAGACGCTGACGAAGTTCTTCAGGAGATTGGAGTTGTACCCAATATTGGCCAAGGGTTTCTCCAATAAGTTCAATGACTTGTTCAGTTGTAAATTCGACACTGATAATTTGAAGCAACTTCCAGGCAATGTCTCCAATCCAATCTTCAATGGCATCAATCTTTTCATCAACTTTAATATCAGCATTCTTTTGATAAAAGTTGATAGCTTGATTTGTTGTATTTGTTCTAAACTCAGCGCCACGTTGTGCAGCAGTAATTCCTGTCATTCTATCAATAACAGAATATGAAGTTGTAGGGTCTAACAACTCGGGATATTGCATGGAAGGCGGAACAACGGAAGTCCAAACGTCTCCGAGTTTCTTACCTTCTGGAACATCCACTCCATAAGCTTTACCATCAGGCCCTTGGAGTAAAATCTCAATATCACTTTGTTTAATGCCAGCATTTGTATCAAAGATAATATGACGCCTTGCCCAACTTCTTGCTTGAGCTTTGGTTGAGTGGATATCATTGATAGCATCTTGCTGATCTAAATAATAAGTAACTTCACCGATTGATTGCGCTTTATCAACACTTTCATAGAAATGAAGAGCAGAATATGGGAAGAAGCCAAGAAGCTTTAAGGGATCATTCCAAACCCAAACAGGCCAGTCCCAGCTATTCTCGGCAAACAGAAATACGCGGCGTGTTGTCTTATCCCAAATCCAATAAACTTTAGTGTACTGACATTTTTGATATACTTTAGAGTCTGTATATCCGTAATGAGAAGCTTCTTTCTTTCCATCATCATCTAATTGAAGAAGAGAGAAGCTGTTAATATCATCATCATGTCCCACACTATCGCGCTGGCCTCCGGCTTTTAAGACATGTGTAGGCTCATAGATAGAAACAATCTTTCCATCTTTCTTTTCTCCATACACAGCGTTTAGATATGATGTAGGCAGATAATCTTCTTCAACAATCCAATTAGCATCTGTGTGATCGGGCTCTTTAGCTGTTGGATCAACGTAAATGCAGAATGGGGATTTGAGGTTAAGTCTGGGACCGGAAGGCTGAAGAAGTGATATCTTTTCTTCTAAAGCTTGCAGCTTACCTTCAATCTCTTGAATTTCTTTTCTAGTCTTGGCTTCGGCATATTGCTGGCTCAGTTTATTAAGCTCAACAATTGCAGTCTCATTAGCATCTTCTTTTCTTGTATATCCAACTTTAATATAAGCTGAATTAGTAAGAAGACACCACAGAATGCCTCTTCTAGCTTTAGGCTTTAGCTTAACGCCTGGTGCTTCTTTCATCCCGATAAGAGTATCTAATAACTTATCAGCCGCTTTAGCATAGTTTTCGTTTACTTCATTAATAGCTGTGCATTCAACTTTAGGATTCTTTGCGTATAGCATTGGAAGCATGGTTGTAGCATTAGAGAATACGATATTCTCAGTTTCCGTCCAACGCTCACTTAATCTTCTAGGAATACGTGTTCCCGACCCTTGAGAGTTTGAAACACGGTTTCCCATTTGATTGTTTTCATAATAGTTGATTGCCTCAGTCCAGCAATCTTCTGTATCTCTTCTAGCAGCGCAGGATTGTTCTAATCTAGCTTTCCAAAGCTTCCCTAATTCTTTCGATACCGGAATCTTTGTATCAGCAATAACTTTATACGCTGGCTTATTATCTACAGGCGCAGCTTCCGAAATTAAACCTTCACGCTCAAGCGCATTAGCAACGCCAGGAACACTTTCACCAGGATCGAATTCTTCAGCCATGACGCTTGCTTGCTCTTGAAGTTGTTTCGGCCATTTCAGCTTCTCTCCATCTTCTTAATTTATTGGGAATAGGAGATTGCTTTCTATTGATCTTATATGTAGCTACACGCGGACGATTTGTTAATAAATATTTAATCGCATCCATCGCGTGATCGTTTCTATCCGTAGGCTCATCTTCGTATTCTCCGGCTGTGTCTTTTTTCCAATAATAGTCTACAATTTCGTGGTCGATGAATTCTAGCTTAGAAGAAATGAACAAGCGAGGAGCCCCGCCGGGAGAGCCGGTGATGGGGTGACGGTGGTATGGATCAATATACAGGTACGACTGGACCTTGGCAATGCCGTTTAGCTTGTCGTTGTTGCCTCGCTGCATCTGCACACCCTCGTCTTTGAAGAGTCCCGCAGTCGTTATGCCAACGGTTGAAGCATTTCCCGTTGATCTTCTGAAGATAGATGGATCAGCTAATACTTTTGGAATATCAGCATCTTCTTCATCATTTAATCCAATACCATAAAGCTGTCGAATCTGTTTAATCTTAGTTGCAAGCTGTTTGATTGTTTGCTCAGCCTGGTAATACCCATCGATAACAAAAACGTCTCCAACATGATTGGTAAATGAGAAGAGGTAACAAGCGGGTTTAGCAAGTCCGTGGTCATAAGCTTCTAACACATTAGCATAAGCACCAATATGAACTTGCTGTTGATAATATTCAACTAGATCATCATGTTTAATCTGATGAATCGTAGGATCGTATTCTGGATAGACTAAGCCTTCGTAAGCTCCCCATTTACCATCTAGAAAGCGAGATTTCATCTGACCTTTATAAGTAGATTCTAGGGTTGCAATGAAATCTTCTGGAAGGTTAGCGGCGTTATCGTAAGTCGATCCTTCAAACAATTCAATAATAGGCTTGCCTTCAGTATCACAAAGTAAGTCAGAGTTTGGAATACCCTTTTCATAATCATGCAATGGCTTGACTAACTTGCGATATACCCAATTTCTAGTCGGATTGCACATAACAATAAACCATCGAGGACCAGTCGAAGGCATTGTTGGATCATTACCAGCATAAAGAGTTTGACCGCGCAATCGTCCTAGTAAGTCATTAAAGTCTTTCTCAGTAACTTCAGGGTCTTCAATCTGATCGAACACAATCCAGTCATAAGTAGCTGATAGAAGATTAGATGAAGTATTCTCTGTTGATTTGCCTGTTTGTTGTACGTGAGAGAAATTAATAGTCGATCCATTCGTTAATTGAATTAGATTCTCTTTACTATCAACGTCTCTCTTAATCCAACTCTTCGGACACCACTTACGGAATTCTTTTCTAATAGTCTGTGATAATTTAGGATAAGTGGATCGGGCAACTAATCCATTAGAGCCGGGATAATCTTTCGCAAGCTGTAAGGCTTTTACAACCGCAGCAGTCGTCTTTCCATTGCCAAATCCTCCACCAAAGATTTGAACCTTAGCACGAGATTTTTGAAATCTATCATGCAAAGAACCTTCTTCAATCTTATAGACTAGAGACATAGTTCACCTCTAATCTTTTCTTACCTTCATGAATAACAGACGCAAGTTTTGGATTATTCATTCTTTCTTTTAATGCTTCTGTTCCCATTTCTTGTAGCTTTAAGAAATACTTTCTACAATCAAATGCAACACACATTTTAGGTCTATTGAAATAAATTCCACACCCATTTTTCGTAAGATAGATACAATTGCCTTTCTTGTTTTTGGCTAATACCCTCTGTCCATTCACAAGCTTTGTCTTATAAAGATTTGGATTATCTCCCTCTATAAGATTAATTGTATCTCCTTCACAGCATATTTTACATGAATTACAATTAATTGCACCTAAAATCATGTAGCAGGTTCCAATCGGCCATTAACATAAGGTTCAAAATCATTCCAAGAACCATCAGGGAATAAAGCACCATGAACTCTATCATCATTTTCTTTGACACCGCCATCATCGATGGATAAATCCGCAGGAGTACAAATTGAAATAACTTTTTGACGAGTATTCATATTATCACCTAACTCACCCGGATAGTTTGGGAACACTATCTGATAAGTAGCTGTATCAGTTGGTGTTAGGGTTTTATTTGGAGTGGTTGTTGCTCCAGTTTGTGCCCCCCAATCGAACACATTAGCTATATTATACGTGATGGAACCGCCTGTGCCCGGATAGCTAGGCTCAACTCTATTCCAGCCGTATCCATTCCCAACTACATTATCATCAGTGGTATAGATATCAAATAAAGATGTATTACCTCTATTTGAAATTCCGTCCATTCCACCAAGTCTAATATTATTAATTTGTGAACTGATAATAATATTATTTTCGATAATCCAGTTTATTGCTTTATCAGGAGTGGATGGTCCTCCAAAGATCCCTGTACTATCATCCTCATTCACAACACCGATATTTCTAACGGTGATGTTTCGACGAATAATAGATTGAGCTTTATCTCCCGCTCCATCAACAATTTGAACGAAATCGGGGTGTGCCCCCGTAGGCGGTCTATAATTGAATGCAAAATTATCTTCGATTAAATGCCCGCTACCATTTAATTGCATACAATCGGCTGACATTTCTTCAAAAATATTTTCAGTAATTGTCATATTAGCTGCATCGGTGCCGCCAAGTATTCCGTTCCCACCACCTTTAATATGATTTTTTGTAAATTTCAAATCAAGACGGCCATCTATATTTGTGAGAGATGTGCGAGGTGAGCCTGTAATGTTTGAGCCTAATTCAAAACGAGTCTCTGTTACTTGTGGGGATTTAACTCCAGTCGTAGATTGTATAGCAAGTAATTTCTGATTTGAGACTAATCCACTATCATTTGTGTAGAAGGTAATACCACGCAAGACCACCATAGACCAATCAGTAGTTGTGGATGACAAGAAGTATAATTTACCTACTTTAAAATCACCGCCTCGGTTTGGATTGCCATTAATATCGTAAGAAAGATCTCTAACTTCACTTTCTACTTTAATTGTTTGTCCGGCAGTTACATCATATCCATTTGTAGGTTTCAGTAATGCACCTATATTTAAATCAGAAGTAGGATTAAAATGTCCCGACCTCCCTTTAACAATGTCATTACCAACTAATGCTCCACTCTGTCCTAAATTAACATTTAGAATAGTGCGTAATTGAGTGTTACCAGATGCATCAACATTCAGAGTAGCTGTACCACCGTTAGCAACTGAGGTCACTTCTCTAATATGAGCTTGATTAGCTCTAATTCTAATAGGAACTGTCTTAGATGCTCCAACAATGGTTAAAGCGTATGTGGAACCAGCATAAGATTTATAAGCACTATATGTGCCAGTGGGAACGATATGTCCTCTTTCATCAATTCTCCAATCAGACGAATTAGTACCTGTGATAGTCGCACCGACACTTAATCCTAAAGGAAATCCTCCATGTCCGCTTCTTGTTTTAGCTCCAAATTCAATATAAACTGTCGATCCTACTGCAATCGCTTCAGTATTTCCATGAATATTAGAAGCTACAACTTTACACGTAATATCAGCAAATTGGAATTGAGGCTGGACCGTATAAGTAGATAAGGTAGCACCTGGAATATCAATTCCATTAGCCATCCACTGATAAAATTTAACAGCCGTGTCGTCGTCAACCGTACCGCCATCACAAGTTAATTCATCATCAACATAATAGTTTCCTGTTATTAAAGGATCAACAATAAAAGACGGCCCAGCAGGAGATGGACCGATAGCTTTACCTCTTTTGATTGGACGTTTAATGCTCATTATAAATCACTTTCTCTGGCAATAACTCCAATAACCAATCCGCCAGTGTTAGAAGTAATTTGAACTCTCCACCAAACTTTTTCACTATCATAATTAGCTGCCGGATCATCTTGATCTTGCGTTCCGACAATTACGGCATTTGATTTATCAGGAAGTGTCGCCATTTCAATGCTAGCTCCCCAAGTTGTTCCATCAACAGAAACTGTAATGGTATCGTAAGGACCAATCCACTCAGTATAGCCAGTAACACCATTATCAAATGTATAATAGTAGCTTCCTGATTTGACGCCTTTATCAATAGTTACAGGAGAATTACCACTAAGATCAGGAACAATAGCCATCAGTCTTTTCCTTTAGGAGTGATATTGATAAAATCACCTTCTAATTCCATAGAAGGGATATTGTTGTTTGTATTCTTCTGGATAAACTCAATCTTTAAAGAGTCTTCCATTTTATGTCTATGTTCGACAACATCCGCCGGACGGAAGCCTCCACGATCAAGAACTTCTTTGGCAGCAGCAAATCCTAAAGCGCCATCTTCATCCATTAAACTAACTACTTTATTAGCAGCTTCGGTTGATCGTTGAATGAAGAAGTTTCTAATATCACCAGCTTCATGTTCTAAGATTGTCTTCTGAATATCAGTAATCATTGATTTATATTCAGGAAGCTTCTTGATATTAGAAACTTGAGCAATTGTGATATTATTACCTACAGTGATTGCAATATCTTGATCTGATAATCCCCAAAGAGTATAGAAGAGGATTAAAGATACAATATTCATTTGATTAGAAGGAAGCGGAAGTTCGGCAGTCGATCTTCTAGTCTTAGCTACGATTTCTTGTGCTTCAGACGCAGATGGAATTGCAATATAGTTTGATTTCTTCTTTTCTTTAATAGCCTTACCTGTTGTTGGATCAACTTTAGTTCCATCAGCAAGGATAATCGGATCAAGTGGATCAGCTAACATTAGAATATTCTGCCAATAGACTTTAACACCTTATTGAACTTATATGCTCTTTCTTTAGCAGCATTGGTTCCGGCCTTAGCCGCTCTAGCATCTTGGAAAGCTTTCTGCATATAAGCAAAGTCTTCTTCCTTTGATTGATTAGTTCTACCAACAGGATAGTTGTTTCCCTCTTGCTGGATTATTGCATTGAGGATCGGTTTACCAGGAAGTGTAGGATCAGATTGTCCAATTCGTTTCTGAGGTTGCTTCGGTAAATATCCATCAACCGCTTTATACTCAGAAGACGGAAGATCGATATATAGATCAGGATTACGATTAAAAGGTACAAGATCAGTAGATTGAGAAGGAATAACACCATCAGGAGTCATCCCACCTTGTCCGCCTCTTCCCTTCATTGATTTATAGAGCAGATATCCGCCCGCCGCACCACCAGCAACTCCACCAACTAATCCTAATGTCTTTAGCCAATCAATTGCAGTTTGATCGCCAGCCGCAGCACGTTCTTCAGCATCTTTTAAATCTAATGTGCTAACTTCATTCCCATTACCATCAACTAATCCAGTAGATAGATCATGATTAGAAATAGAAGGAGTTGCTGCCGCATTTGTACCACTAGAAGCAGCAACTCCTTTCTTAGTCATCGCCTCTTGTAACGGAGACAGGCGAATTCTTCCCATATTACCGACAAAAGGCGAATCAGGCATTAGACGTTTCCAAAAACAGGACCAGCGAGATTGGTCGGATAAGAAGCAGGCGCTCTAAGAACATTGAACACCATTTCCTTAAGAGCAGTCACGTCATCAGCCGTAGTAGCTCTATTAATATCGGTGACAGTTTCAACAGTACGCAAACCACCCCCAACAGGACCAGCAGGATCAGGCGTAAAGCCTTCAACACGCTTGTGAGTAGCAGCAGCAGTACCACCAACCGCAGCACCAATCAACGAATCAAACAATTCAGTGAAAGCTCTAAAGCCATCACGATTAACAACTCGTCTGATTCTATTTCTATCAGGCCACTTATCAATTAAAGGAGAATAGCCGCCGGGATTTACATCATTATATAATCCCGACCAACCAGTTACAGTAGTCATGTATAAACCTCCAAGGGGCACACCCGCCCACAGAGGCAAGTATAATGAACGCGCGCGCGATAGCAAGATTTTTCTCTGTGTCAAGCTCTTTTTGTGTGGCTAAAATATCACAGCTTGACACATCCTCGAATCCGTGTTATAATCTACTTGTAGCTAAGGCAGACGTCTTAAGTAATACTTCGTATTATTGATAAATATAATTAATTATTGTTATGTTGTAATATATAAATAGATATAAATAACGATAAATAGATCGAGATAATTCGTTCTCTCTATTTATATATCTATATATTATATAATAATCTCTATCATTTATTTATATAAATAAACCCGGTTGATGATAAGCAACCGGGCTGCAACCTCTCATCTTAATATCTATATTAATCACTATCATTAATTACTTTAGTTAATAAATAATAGATAATAACATCGATCGATATAAGAGATAATAAATAAGAATCAAATAAGAGATTAATATGAGGTCTATCGCTTCGCAATCGTTATTGATGTGTTTTATTTATTATAGAAGCGAGATAATGCCGTGGTGGACCTCGACTAGCCCCTCTCACCCTTTCCCTTCCCCCATGT